GAGAAGTTACAATAGACACAGAAGAAGAAAAAGCACTTGGCACAGCAATGGCTGACATAGTAGAGTGGCATCAGAATTTTTTGAAGCACAGGGCAAGGCAAGAGATCGATAGGATAGTGGAAATGGCACTTAGGCCGGATAGCACAATGCTTACTGATCAGGACAAACAGAAGTTGAGACAGTACTTAGACGAGCAGGGTATTGTAGTTGCGTCACCTAGGGACTTACCAATACAGATAAAAAAGGCAATTGTGAAAAGAGCAAAAATTGAACAAATGACAGAGTAATGGCATATTACGAATGGGCTAGTGGTTGGCAGTGGCAGACAGGTTATGAGTGGGAGACAGCAGTATCTGTCCTCTTGCCAGATTATGATTACTTTCTACCAGTCGAACCTCAAGAAGCAATAGAAGAAACTCAAGAGCCTTGGCAGGTTATTTTGCAAGGAACGGGATATGAAGAAAAAAGGATTAGTTTGGGAGATACGAAGTCTTATGTTACTTTGCGATGGCCTTTATTGACTCAGGAGCAGGCTGATGAGCTCCTTGCATTCTATTTAGTTGTTGAAAAGAAGAAGACATTTAAATGGACAAATCCCAGAAACAGCCAGATTTATGTTGTGCGGTTTGATGGGGATTTCAAAAGAACAGTACAGGTAAGCAAAGTTTATTCAATTGAGCCTATTAAGTTAAGGGTTTTCGGAGTGAAGACTTCCTAATATGTTGGACTTGAGTGAAACTCAGTTATATCTTTTGCGAAAAAATCACAAGGATGTAGTATGGTTGTTTGATGTAACTGATAAAAATGATAAGTCTTTTCATTGGTCAACAAGAGATTATGTTTACAATTCAACAGAGTATTCTTTTAATGTCACAAACTTTTCTGGGATTTCATTGAGTCGGAGCAAATCTGAAGAGAACATCATAGCTCCTAGTGAAGTTGAAATCGAGATTGGAAATGTTGGCAATACCTACTCAGCTGAAAATTTCGTTGACGGTAGTGTTCTTATCTCTCTTTTGATAGATGATACCTTAATCGCTAAATGGAAGTTCAATGTTATAGAGGCCTACGGTGGTTATCAAACCATTACGTTAAAATGTGAAGACTTTTTACAAAAATATCTAGAAGGAGCATATCCTAATACTCAATATGTAAAGGCATTATTTCCAGACGTTTATTATGAGGACGAAGACCTCTGTGTGCCTGTATGCTTTGGTACTGCATATATTCCTCTCAGACCTGTAGAAATAGAAGGAGATAGATATTATCTTCTTGGCCCGACAGACAGAACTTATACGATTGAGGAAGTACATGCACCTTCTGAGTGGGGTATAAAGCAAACATGGTCTTCTGCGGATTATTCCTTCAACCAATACACGAAGACAGACCAGTTCGGTAATTCTTGGAGAGTATTCCAGCCCATAATTGCTGACTCTGATTTGGATGGAACAGCGGATGCCTGTGGCGTTTGGATTAGCGGACAGAAGATATTAGATATGCCCACTAAGTTTAGCTATAACTCTACTACCAATCCGGCAGATGTCATAAAAACTATTCTCAAAGACTTTGGAGTGCCTGATAGTGAGATAGATGACGATTCATTTAGTTCGGCTGCTTCTACTTTTGATAGTTGGGGTCTAGAATGGAATGGGGGCCTTTGGACAAAGTCAGACAGACGTTTTATATTGGCTACATTACTCAATATGTGCCACTCGAGGATACTGGTGAGGGATAAATTGGTTTTATCCGTTCTTTCAAATGAGGTTCAGAAAAACATCACCTCTGCTGTTGTTTCTAAGGAAAGTTTTGACTACACGAAACTAACAGAAGAATTATCAGATAGTGGATATGTGGCTTGGCAAAAAGAGGGTGAACCTCAGGATAACATGCTCAAGGCCTTGGTACCTGGGAAAAATACTACAACAAACTATATCAGCGATGAGACGATATTCATTCCTTGGGTTCAGGATGCTGTTCATGTGCAAAAGTTAGCCTGCTTGGCGTTTCAACGAAAGTTTTTCAAAGTTGCGCAAGTATCTTTTAAGGGCAGGAGTGAGCTCTTAGTACTCGAACCAGGCGACATTGTAAGAGTGATAGGCAGTAACTACGGTGGTATGTATAACGTAATCGTTGATAATGTGAAGATAAATCCAGATTTAGTAATAGAGATCTCCGCTACAAGACACTCAATTGATTTTGATGATTGGAATAGCCTTACTCAGTTTTCTTATATCACAATCTACACTACTGTTCCCTCTGCTTGGGAAGCCTTACCTTCAGGATATGGATATGGAATAAGGTGGGATAGAGACCAAGCTACGTTACTCGTAGAGGGCACAATTAGGGTTACTGGTGGTTTTATCGCTGATGCAGGTGGCTTCATTAGGTCCGGGCAGACTGGTTTCAATCAAGGCACAGGCTTCTGGATAGGAAATGATGCGGGTACTCCAAAGCTATCTATTGGATGTTCTACGGGCAAAAGAATCACATGGGATGGAACAACACTAACAATCAAAGGAGATTTAAAGTTTGATGATTATAATTATTGGGAAGTTGGCGGTGATTTCAGGGTCGGGGCAGCCGAACACTATATTCTTTGGAATTCAACCAGTGCAGAACTCACGATAAAAGGCAAGTTAACTTTAGACACACACAATTATTGGTATCCTGAGCCTAATGTGGAGTTTAGAGTAGGTTCAGCAAGTAAATATATGTATTGGAATGGTTCATCGTTGGAGATAAGAGGGGATTCAAATAACTATTGGGATCTTGGGGGTGATTTCAGGGTGGGATCATCTGGTCAACGCATGACTTGGGATGGGTCGACTTTGTACTTTCAAGGTGAAGGACATTTTGGGGATGGTAGTGATTATGTATTAATTCAACCTAGTGGGTCGTATGTTGGGCAAATCCAGATGTACACCGATGGTTTATTACGGGTAAGGCTTATGGCTTTATCTAATCAACTTGACGTTTTGATCCCTTCTTCTTCTGTTTTTCGGTTTGGATCAGCCGAACATGTAACCTGGAAAGATATAGTCCCAGGGTTAAACGAAGGGGCAAACTTAGGAAAGTCTAGCGCTAAGTTTAACTTTCTTTATGTGAAACAAATCGGGGAAAGTGGTTATAGTGTTTCAGATTTATATGTAACTTTTGTTCACTTCACTAATTTCACCACTGCATCTAAAACTGCGCAGAATGAATGGGTAGAGGTGAAAGTAAATGGAACTACTAGATGGTTAAGACTTTATGCATAGGAGGAGGTATGACTAAACTAGTTTTAAAGGCTTTAACGTTATTAGGCTTTCTGGGCGTTATTCTGTGTGCTTGGCAACAACAGCCTAGACACAAAGCCGATCCCTTGTCCGGGAGAAGCTTCGATATTCAAGGAATATGGAGTTATTATGAAATAAGGTTACAAATGAATGAGAAATCAATACTTACCTGTATTGGGGCTACCAATGGCTTTTTGAAGGTTGACGTAAAAGAGGACAGATATGAGTATAGTGTTGAAGCAGACAACGTAGACACGGGTGGGAACTACTTTTATGAGACATTTCCCAATCCTGCTTCGATATACTTCGAGGACGTGGATTTGACACATTGGCCTGTCGTTAATGTTAGGGTGAACGACACTGATTGGCTTCGTTTTAAGGTTGTGAACAGGGATTGCATGATGTCGTTCTATTGGATAGATAAGTACAAGATAGCCATAACCGCGATCTTACACAGGGTTGACCCGGACTATTTCGCAAGGCCATTTTATGTTTGTCCACCTCACCATCAAAGAATAGAAGAAGGATTTAATGCGGTAGACGAATGCTCAAGATAGTGAGGTGAGTGATGAAGAAGAAAGTGAAATTGAAGAATTCATTTTTCGAGGGTTTTGTCGTAGAATCACAAAGACTTGAAAGAAGAGACCTGCCTATTAGTCTGGCCTTTTGGATAAGCCGTAATTTTGATATAATAAGAAGAGAAGCTAGACCTTACTTTGAGATGAAGCGCAAATTAGCAGAAAAGTACGGAGTAAGAGATGAAAAAGGGAATCTCAAAATAGACCCACAAGGAAACTATCAAATTGAAAATATGTCTAAGTTTATTGAAGAGTTGAGAAAATTGCAGGAACAAGAGATAGAGGTAGAGCTAGATATTGTTAAAATTAAGCTACAAGATTTGGATGGAATAAAGATGACACCTGCTGAGATGTCTTGTATGACTCCTTTTATTGAGATCGAAGAGTAGGGGTTTCGGTTGTCTGCCCGCGATTTTACTTTCGTCATCACTTACAGGCACGCTCTAGAGCGGCTCCCTCTCCTTCTTGCGTGCCTCGAAACCATTCCCCAAGAGTCAGAAATAGTCATTGCTGAGTTCGGACCTCCTTTTGTCATCGACGAATTGCGCGCATATTGCGCAAATAACAAAGGGTCGACCGTTTCCCCGTATAACTTTTCGCAGAAAATTCCCCCGCGCTTATTTGCGCAATTATCGCGCAATTTGCGCATTACCCTACTGAGGGGCGGATTTGATCGTCTTAGAGGGCTAAAAGTAGGCGTTACCTTAGCCTCCAACCCTGTCGTCGTTTTTTCCGATGCTGATTTGATCTACCCATCCACCTGGACCTCGCACATCACTTCGCTTCCTACTTTAGGTTGGTCCCGTATGAATTACTTAACAGCTGCCGCTACTCACACTTATATTGAACGAGGCGAACTAATCCCCGAGGTTTCTCATTCTGTTACCCCTTCTTTGTTAGGTGCGTGTGGTGGTGCGATCGTTTTTCCACGAGACTTGTATTTCGAAATTAACGGGTTCCCGGAAGGTTTGTTTGTTGACGGCTACGGAGGACCAGATAACTGCATTTGGGGGAAGCTGATGGCTTATGGGTTCCCTTTTCGTACCTCGCCTGTAACTTTGTATCACTTATGGCATCCTAGAACCACACGGTCGAACAGCAACAGAGCACTGGCTCTTGAGATGTT